ATACACCCTTTTATGGTATGGGCTAACAAGTCACTTTGTAGGTGGTGTGGAGAGATAATAAAATAATATGTATTGACGTGGGTATATATAAAGAGTAGTATAGTGATGTTCTTAATCACTAACAAATTCGATATGAACACAGCAACATTTACTCAGTTTCTAGACAAAGTGGAAGAGGTCGCAGCTAATCTCGACGAGATCCCGGATGAGCTTCTTAAGCAACTCTCTTATCTTGTTTTGCTTGAAATTAAAGAGAGAGAAGAAAAGTTGACTGAAGACGACGTAGACTATGTTCACCCGGCTAGAGAAGCTATGGACGATATGGCAAGTGATTGGGTTTCATCTCATAACTCACTATAAATATGGACAACCAACTTCGTGAAGAATTACTAGAAATGATAGAAACAAAGATCACCTATGCAAAACGTGATGTAATGCAAGAACTATCTTTATTTACTAAGGGAGAAATCGAAACTGTAGAGAAGATAGACGACGGGTATAAAATCAGGGTTTCTCAAGAATTTACTGAAAAGAAAAAGGAACTTATCGATAAATACTTGCGGTATACTGCTCTCAAAGATGAATTACTTAACCAACAATAATAATGATTATAACAGACCAAACTATTCTCACTTATTTAACTCAATTGAGTGAAAAAGAATTGCAGGTTATACGTTTGTACGTCAACGACGAAATTGAAAAACGTAAAAAAGTGAAACCACGATACGAAATAATCAACCTAAAGCATGAAGATATGTCTTACGATTCATTTGATACTATGGAAGAATGCGAAGATGGAATAGAGCTACAAAAAGATTGTATTCGATCAACTGGCATAGAGTTTGAATACCTCTTTGCTATTAAAGATCACCGGACAGGAAGAATTTTACCTTATATCTCAAAATAATAATGGAACTCAAAAAAGCACAACGCAAACAAGCTAAGCTACGTATCGGACTAGCTGGACCGTCAGGGTCAGGAAAGACCTATTCAGCACTACTACTTGCAAGAGGGCTAGCCTCTGCATGGGAGAAAGTAGCGATCATTGATACTGAGAATGGTTCCGGTGAACTGTATTCACATTTAGGAGCCTACAATGCTATCACGCTAAACAACTTCAAACCGTCCGACTATATCGCCGCTATCCAGATGGCAGAGAACGCAGGAATGGAAGTGATTATTATTGACTCTATTACACATGAATGGAAGTACATACTAGAGGCAGTAGATAAGATCACGCAAGCAAGCACTAGTAAGAACTCATATACAGCATGGGGAAAAGCTACACCTATGCACGACGGTTTTATCCAGGCAATCCTACAATCAAAGTGTCATGTTATTACTACCGTGAGAAGTAAACAGGATTACGATATGAGCAAAGACAACAACGGCAAAACGCAGGTGAGAAAGGTAGGTATGAAACAAGAGACACGGGATGGCTTTGAGTACGAGCTGACACTGTCACTTGATATAGACGTATCTCACACAGCTATACAATCGAAAGACCGTACCGGGTTATTCACGAAGGACGCACTAGGGTTTACTATTACGGAAGAGATAGGAAAAGTTATTAAGGAATGGAACGAGGAAGGAGAAAAAGAAAAAGAGTTTAAACCACCTCTAGTTACTGGTGATACAATGACTCTAGCAGATGCCGAACGACTTTTTTCAGAAAAGTAAAATATAATACTTTACTTTGTACTGACATAGGTATATAATTACTTATGTTCATTACTTAATAACAAAATAAAAACATGGACACAACAAAGATCAAAAACACAGCAAAACTACTTGCAATCTGGACACCTATTGCAATTGTAGTGTTTCTACTCGCAGGATTTGTATTTTCTCATCTTCCAGAAGCTAAATCAGAAGCAACACAAAAAATTAGAGAAGCACGACAAATTCAAGCAGAAAAAGATGTCGAATTGCTTCAACTAAAAAAAGAATACGAGGAACACGCTAAAATCGTCGAGGCTGAGCAGATCACTCTTACAACGATAACAAACAAGGCAAACGATGCTAGGGGTGTTCAGAGCGCAAAAGAAACAGAAATTACTAATCTTATCGAAGGAAAAAAATAAAAGCAGCGCAATCACCTGCTAAAACTACTCCATTACTTATAAAACATGCAAACACTCGTAACAATCCTAACTCTGTTAGTGCTAAGCAACCTTTTTTTCTTAATAGTGGTTCTACTCCTTCGACAGGACGTGGAGTGCTTAAAAAAAGAAGTGTTGGAGCTGACAATCAAAAAAAAGTTGCATACGCCTACAAGTTGGGAGGCGAAACGTTCACCTACTTACTTAACGCAGAAAACGGCGAGTGGACACACAAAAGGAAACATCCGAAAATCAAAGGAACTATAGGAACAGACTGGGGATTCTGTGGAATAAATGATTACTATCATCCCACTATTATCAAAGACAAACGATTCTTTACAGACTGGAAATGGCAAATGAATGAATGTTACAGACTCTACAAAAATGGTACTACCTTTTACGGGAAAAAGAACATCTCCAAGCAAAAACAATTCTTTTATTACTAAACATTCCATGAAATACTACGCACTAATCGCATTCTTTCTGTTTGTTATCCTTAACCTATTCAATTACTAATGGCAAACCCTTTCTCTCAAATGTTCCCCGATTCAAAATGTGTAAACGCTATTCAAGTTAATGTTCCTATTGAAGTCTACAAACGAGTAGCAGAAGAAGCACGCAAGAAAAACACATCTCTTTCGGAGATTATGATGGAATGTATGAAAACTGTTTTATTTCCTCCTAAACCATAATCTATGTTACTTCATATAACACAAGTAGACCCGCATACACTTTATTTGTGCGAAGGTCACGAGTGCGGAGAATATGCCGACTGGCTCATTGATATGAATCCACTAACTAAAGAATGGTGCGCAATGCAGAGACGTGATCCACTTAATAATTTTAATTCTCAATCACTCAACCATATTCTTGAAATAATTAAACGCACTGTATCATTTCAAGAACACGAAGTAGTTGAAATTGTTTACCACTAGAGAACTATGATTGATTTATCATCTGCAACTATACAGGGAATAAAGACATTAGCAGATAAATGCCTACGTATCACCTTGGATTGTAGGGAAATGGAACCAATGGACATGCTCATGCTCCTCACTGCATACAAAAACGGTGAGGAGGGTGTGCTCATTCCAGAGATCACCGCTAATGAGGAAGATAATAAGAGTCCTGCGCAAAGGTTACGTGCCGTACTTTTCCGGACGTGGGAGAATACAAGTAAGTCGGAGACGTTTGAAGAGTTCTACCGGAAGGTTATGGAAAAGATCATTAATCAGTTCAAAGAGAAACTTACTTAGTTTTTCACTATTTATGTTGACATAGGTTTACACAAATAATATAATAATTACAGAGCAATGGAAATAAAACAGAAGTTTCACGACTATAGGCTATGGGAAGACTTTCAGCATGGTATGTATACAACAGACATACGTAATGAGGGATCAGATGAGTTGGTACTTCTAGGGAAAGCACTTTTAGCGTCACCTGAAGAGTTACACAATGCTATGTGGAACGTAGTGAGTGAATGGAAGATAGCTGCGGAGGTTAACTTAACCAATAATGGATGTAATAAAAGAGCTTGGTTAGGACAGGCTGCATGCAGTCTCACCCACAACGTACCGGAAATACTTACAAGGCAATCGTGGGGAATGCTTACGGATGATGAAAGAATTGCTGCTAATAAGGTTGCAGATCAAATCATACAACTATGGACAGATAACTATACTTCTCAATTTAAAAACTATGGGCAAACTACACTTGGGATATAATGTATTGGAAGGTGCACAACAAAGAATTTCTACTGTATTTGATGAGTTTGATAAAATATACATTAGTTTCAGTGCTGGGAAAGATAGTACTGTTATGCTTCATTTAGTCTTAGATGAGGCAAGAAAGAGAAATCGTGTTGTGGGTGTATTATTTATCGACCTTGAGGGGCAGTATAAAATAACTATAGACCACGCAATACGATGTTTCGAAATGTATAAAGAGAATATAGAGTTATATTGGGTGTGTCTTCCAATTCATTTGCGAAATGCTGTAAGTGCATACGAGCCACACTGGGTATGTTGGGATGATGCACAAAAAGATATGTGGATTCGAGAGCTCCCAAATGACTCAATACATAGTACGGACTACTTCCCATTTTTTCATCATGGTATGGAGTTTGAAGAGTTTGTTCCTGAATTTGGGAAATGGTATGCGAAGGGTGAAAAGTGCGCATGTTTCGTAGGAATTAGAACTACAGAGAGTTTGAACAGATACCGTACTATTGCGAGCAAATCTAAAATACCTTACAACGGCTATCAGTGGACAACTAAGGTCATCGACGAGGTATATAATATTTACCCGGTATATGATTGGAGAACGGAAGACATATGGACGTACCACGCAAAATTTACAGATAAGCCACATAACGAATTGTATGACCTTATGTATAAGGCGGGACTAACTATTAGTCAGATGCGTATTTGTCAGCCGTATGGAGACGATCAACGTAAAGGATTATGGTTATTCCACCTTATTGAGCCTGAAACGTGGGCGAGGGTCGTAGCAAGGGTGAATGGAGCGAATAGTGGTGCTCTTTATGTACAAGAGTCTGGTAATATAAACGGGTATAGAAAGATTGTGAAGCCTGAGCAGCATACATGGCAAAGTTTTGCTAAGTTACTTCTTGAGAGTATGCCGGATAAGTCAAAAACTCACTACGATAATAAGGTCGCTATATTTCAAAAATGGTGGATAGAACGAGGGTATCCTAAAGGTATACCAGACAGCGCAGACGCTAGGCTAGAAGCGCAAAAGAAAGTCCCGTCATGGAGACGTGTGTGTAAATCGTTACTGAGAAACGATTACTGGTGTAAGGGTATGAGTTTTACGCAACATAAAACTGAGGCATACCAAAAGTACTTAAACCTTATGAAGAAACGTCGTACTGAATGGGATAACCAATTATTTATATTTGATACTGTATGAAAAAACCAACTGTCTCACAATTACTTGATCTATTGAATAAGCCAGCACTTATGAAGTGGGCTAATAAGATAGGTTTAGAAGGAACTCTTCTTGAAGACTATTATAAGAAGTCGAAAGCAAAAGGCACTTCGTTACACTTACAAATAGAAGAATATCTGAAAAATAAAAAGCCATTTGCAGACATTGCAATACAACAAGAATTTGAGACTTTTCTACAAAGGTATAACGTAGTTTCATTTGAGCAGTCTATAGAGACTGAGTGGTTTATAGGAAGATACGATATTATCTTACGAAAAGACAATGATCTTAATACTGTATATTTATGCGATTTTAAGTCTAACACTGGTGTTTACTTCGAAAATAAGTTACAATTAGTAGCGTATAGAATGGCTCTTCCTTATGAAAATGTAAAGTATGCAGTGATTGAAATACCGTCATTTACATTGAAAGAGATAGAAATCCCAGATCAAGAATCATATAAATCTATCTTAAAAAATCTATCTTCTATATTTATAACAAAATCACAACTATGTTAGATCTTTCTTCTTTGAAAACATTATTGCAAGAATCTTCTGTATTGCCGTTAGAAGAGCGTGTGTTACTTCAAAACGAAATAAAGAAAATACTTCATGAGCATAGTCCATTTAAACGAGAGCCAGTTGATTTAGTAATATGGGAAAAGGTAGATTCAATACATGCTAATGATTACAATCCGAATAGTGTCGCACCTCCAGAAATGAAGTTGCTAGAGCTTAGTATAGATGAAGATGGGTATACTCAACCTATTGTAACGTTTGATGAAGGAGATCAAAAGGAGGTAGTAGATGGATTTCATAGAAGTAGGGTTTGTAGAGAGTCTGAAGTTATCAATACAAGAGTGCATGGCTATATACCAGTTGTGGTGATTAATGCGAACAGAGAAGATAAAGGAGATAGAATAGCTTCGACTATACGACATAATAGAGCTAGGGGAAAGCACGGAGTAACCGCAATGTCAGATATAGTCGTTGACCTTAAAAGAAGGAACTGGTCGGATGAGAAAATAGCAAAGCAATTAGGTATGGACCCAGACGAAGTTCTACGCTTAAGCCAGATTAGTGGGCTTGCTGAACTGTTCCAAGATAAGGAATTCTCTGAGGCTTGGGAGGTAGATATGATAGATGAAAACGATGATCTTACTAATCCTATAATTTCAGTATAGTATGAATGAAGCCAGAGAACACACGATGCTTTGTACGTATATTAAAGTAAACTACCCGGACGTTATTTTTACAACTGATCTCAGTGGAGTACGGGTGAGTATGGGAACTGCAAAGAAACTCCCACAACTACGGTCTAGCAATGGTATTCCTGATTTATTAATATTTGAGCCAAGAGGAGGTATGCACGGTCTTTGTATAGAGATGAAAGCAACTGGCAAAGTGACACACAATAAAGATGGAAACGTACGTCATGATGAACATTTAATAGAGCAAAACGAAGTATTGAGATGTTTGCGAAAGAAAGGGTATTGTGCAGAGTTTGCCCTTGGATTTGTACAAGGAAAGCAACTAGTAGACGAGTATATGTTACAAAAACAAACATAGACAATATATATCACAGGTATATACTAGAGACACTACAATCACTATTTGTTATTACTAAAAGCCATGAAACCAAAGAAGAAAGGCGGTAAGAAATGTTAACCTAAAATACCTATGTCAGATACACCAGAAGTTGGTACAGGAAGACCAAGAAAACCCATTGACTGGAAGCTAGTTGATGAAATGCTTTACGCTGGCTGTTTAGGCACTGAAATAGCAGCATCTATTGGAGTATGCGCAGATACGTTATATCAGAGGTGCGTTGAAGAGTGCAGAGATGAAAAGGGTAATCAGTACTTGACTTTTTCAGCTTATTCACAAGAAAAAAGTTCCGTTGGTGAGTCTATACTTAGAAGAACACAGTTTAATAAAGCTCAAGAGGGGGATACAAGTATGTTGATATGGTTAGGAAAGAATAGACTAGGTCAGAGAGATAATAAAGATATGACCATAGCCAATCCTCAAGGTGAAGTATTTAAAGTAGAGGATATAAAGAATTTACCTCCTTCTGCTATTGATGATGCATTAACTAGTGAACTATCCCAAAGCGCTTGATGAGAACAAACGATTCAGATTAGAAGTTATTCTCAAAGCAAAAAACAATCCAAAGCTTCAAGCACTACTCTTACAGAAATGTCTGAATGACATTCTTTTTTTTGTGAATGTGTTTGCGTGGACATACAATCCTAGAATAGAACCAAGTATCATTCCGTTCATCACCTATGAGTTTCAAGATGATACACTACTGAAGTTGGTACATGCTATTGAAAACGGAGAAGATGTGTTCATAGAGAAGTCCCGTGATATGGGTATGTCATGGATGCTTGTTGTTTTACAAGTGTGGGGATGGTTGAAAGGATGGTCTAGTTTATATGGGTCGTATAAGGAAGACTATGTGGATAGCAAAGGAGATATGGATAGCCACTTTGAACGCATACGGTTTACTATAGAGAGATTGCCGAAGTGGTTAGTACCACAAGACACTACACCTACCTACATGAATATATCTAGTAAAGAACTGAACTGTAATATAGCAGGAGATGCAGGAGTGAATTTTGGTACAGGTGGACGTAGAAAGTTTGTAGTGATGGATGAGTTCCCACTATGGCAGGATGACAAGAAAGCATTCCGGAAGACAAAAGATATCACTAACTGTCGTATTATTGGAGGCACACCGGAAGGAAAGTATAATGTGTACGGTCAGGTGATGACGAACGCTCCGGACTATCAACACTTGAACATAGTGCGTATACGTTTACACTGGTCATTACATCCCAATAAAGATCAAGCATGGTATGAGGAACAAAAGAGTAAGCGTACTAAGTTGGATGTGGCTAAAGAACTAGATATTTCCTATGAGGACTCTGTCACAGGCAAGGTATATCCGGAATTTACAGAACGTGCTACATTCCAGAAACTAGAATATAATCCGGCTTTACCTCTGTACTGTGGATGGGATTTTGGAAAAGACATGAATGCTATTATTTGGACACAGAAGGACTTCGCTACTAACAAAGTTTATCTGCTAGATGCGTACCAAGTACCTAATAAACCTATTGAATTCATGGCTTCATTTGTATTGGGCATTCCGATTAACGATCCAGTTACTAAAACTCCGTTTGTCTATGATGATGAAGAGTTAAAGATCATTGAACGTCACGCAATATGGAAAGCTGTCTATGCCGGACACTGGGGAGACCCTTTCAATGGGAACGCTACACAGACGAATGCGAGAAGTTCTATCAAGCAGAGTCTTGCACAATTTGATATACACGTATCATGTAGAACTACAGGTACATCGTTAGAGGAACGCATACGTAAAGCTCACTTGATATTCCCACGTCTTATAGTAAACACAGACTGCTATGATTTCATGCAGTCAATAGTACACTCTAAGTATCCGGACGATACAAAGCAAATGACTACTGAGAAGACGAAGCCGGTACATGATCGAAGTTCGCATTTTCGCACAGCATTTGAGTATTTTGTAGATAACGAGCCAATGTTACCTACACAAACATCTCCATTGACGTACACACAACGTAGTCCTACAATACAGCCAAAGTCTATCTCTGATTTCGAGCGAGAATTCGGAGGACCTTCCCCAACTCGTTACCGCACTGCTCTATGAGTACTAGCTACGCCCCGTCTCTCTTCAAGAACTCCCTACCAAAAGGGTTTAATAGTTATGACATCTCGAACGTCCAAGACGAGAAAGTATATGATAGTGTAGCGTCTATGGTGCGAGACCGGTATACACGTATGAGTGTAGTAAAATATGATTATAAAAGTAGAATCGATGGGGCGATCGACCTATTCGACGTATCACAAGAGTGGATTGTAGATGGTGAGAACTTCGGTGCGCCCGTGCGGTTTCCTACATTACGAGACGTTAAACAGTCATTAGTCGATAAGCTAATGGAAAGTCCACCAGAAGCTTCTATCATGACGAATGATAAAAACACGGTAGACTATGCTATAGCTATGAAAGCATATATAGATAGTCGTAAAGAGTCATTACATGAGAAACAAGTCAAACGTCGTTGTATAGATGATATGGTACTACTTGGAAATGGATTCCGAGGTGTGATGTACCACACAGTGCAGAAGAAAGTAGGGAAGGCAAAGAAACCTATTACGTGCTTCTCTGATTGTGCTAGTTTCTACATGGACCCAAGATATTCATTTATTGATGAGACGGTATATAGACTACATGACGTACTTGAGTTGGAAGGCGCAAGAGATTTCATTTATGTACGACAAATTCCACTCTCCACATTCAAAAAGTTATTCAGTGGTAAACCTGGATTCTACAACATAGAGAACGTACAAGCGTACAACTGGTTCACTGAGGATATGGGAGGTGATATGTCTAGTTCCCAGTCACTCAGAGAGACATTAGAAAAATCACCTGTATCAATGGTGAAGGTGTATGAATATATGAATCAAGAGCAAGACTACTATGCACTCGTTGCGAATGGATATTGCATCTTTGAAGGAACACTCACAGATGTAAAAGGTACTAGTAGAATTCCAGTAGTACAGTATTCGTTTGAACCTCGTAGAGATAGTGTATGGGCTACATCACTTGCTGAATTGATTGCACCTCACATATGGCTGGAAGATACGTTGATCAACTTGGAGATTATGAATCTTAAACTTTCACTACAGCCAGTGTTGGCAGTAAGTGGAGACTTTGGGTTTAATCCAAAAGTGCACGAATTATACCCGGGTGCCGTTTGGGTGGCTGGTGGTCAAAGAGATGGTAAAGTGGGAGATAGTATTACACCTATTATCTCAGGAAACTCCAACACAAATTTCTACAACTTCTACAACCTACTACAGAATAGGTTCTCTATCACTACGAGAAGTGACTTACGTAACTTAGAGACTAGCGGACAGACAGCTACACAGACGATGGCACAGTCACGATCATATAACTCCCACACAGAGCAGATCGAGCAGATCAATGAGATTGAAGCAGAAGGAATACTTACTGAGTTAATGATAGAAATTACACAATCCTTCCTCTCAGAGACAGACGAGGACGGCAACAAGAAAATCGTAGAGGTGTTTGATTACGTAGTGAATCAAGGTTCCGGTACGTCTCCCAAGTTTATACAGAAATCAGGTGCTCATGACTACTTCACTATGACAGCGGAAGTATTGAAACAGAAGTATAGTGTAAAGGTTATTGATAAGAGATCAGAAATATCTAACAGTGCTGAGAAGCTAGGACGTTTGATGCAAGGCATACCGGTAATAAATAACTTGGCTGCTAATTCTCCGGAAGTACAACAGCATGTATCGTGGGTTGGATTATGTGATGAACTGATGACTGCTCTTGATATGGATATGGAGAAGGTCACACAAAAAGACGTGACTAAGTACATGGATGAGTATAAACTTATTCAAGAAGAAATAACTCTTGGGCATTTCATTGATGTACCACCAGAAGAGACACGAGACGAATCTATAAAACGTATGAGATTCCTCATGACATTACGTATTAATCCGGAGACGAACTTAGATAGTGATTACTGGAAGACATTAGACACTACAGGACAACAAGCATGGCAATATCACCTTTCTAAGACGTTGGAGAACATCACAGCTAACCAAATAGCCAAGATGCAAACTCCACAGCCTCAGCCGGGAATGGCTCCAACTCCGCCAGTACCGGGAATGCCAGGAGAAACACCTGCGATAGCTCAGGGTATGGAAGCAGGTTTGACTCCTCCATCTACTCCACAACCAGAATGGTCAACATTTCAAGGACCTTCTAGTAGTGTGGGACTAGGTCAAAATGTAGCTCCTTAATATACACCTATGTACTTTTCAATTAAAAACCGTGACGGCTCTACATTCTCCACAAAAGGAGGGTCTACAAGCTCTTCAAGATCATTTTCCATACCAAACAGTGCATTTAAAAAAGAAACGCTTGATGAAGTGAGTATTCGAGAAGCATCTGTGTCAGAGAAATCCCGTGAAGAAGTTATCCATCATAAAATAGAACACGGTGGAATGAATGATGATGATATTGCATTCGTGGTAGAACACGGCGATCATAAACTAAAGAACGAACTTACAAGGAAAGCCGAGAAGATGCACAAAGAGAAAGAGCATATTCAAAGAATGTACGGGAACGACTTCGATTGGAAAGATAGAGATGGTAACCTTGTCAAAGGAATGGAGATAGATCCTAAATCATTTGGTTTCTAACTATATATATGAATACAGACATGAGCGCATCTGCGCTACAAGTACAGTTTGAGCATGACCTCATCCTCAACAACGAGGACTTGAAGAAGAAACAAGAAGCATTACTTATGGTCAACCTTGATTCGGCTATTGTCGAAAGAGAGATGTATCTCTCAGAGCTTCGATTAGTGAAGTCTGGCGCAAAGGATAAGGTCGGAGGCAAGTTGTTTACTGAGCAACAGTCAAAGACCAAGAAAATGAATATAGATGAATTCTAACCTCACTTATTATGACTATTGAAGAGAAATTACTTGATCTATCCGATCAACTAACGGAAGTATCACAAGAGAAGGAGAACACTGAGTTGCTATTATCAGTTGTACTGTCTCTCAAGACAGGAGAAGTGAAACTAGAAGATTTAGAGCAACAGTACACAACAACGTTAGAGGAGTTAAAAGACAAAACGGAACGACTAGAAGAGAACATGAACATTTTGTCGTCGGTAGATGTGACAGCCCCACAAGAAAAGCCAAAGGAACCTAAACTCCCACCTATACCAGATCAACTTGCGTACTCTAACGACCTTAATGTCTACGAAAAAGGGATGTTAGAAGACGGACAAACGGGAGTAAAGATGCGTCCCGGTGTCATGTCTTCTGTTCCAGAAGCAAAAGTTATATTCATATAGGTTCCATTGACACTATCTAGGGAAAGCGTATTTTAAATACGGTACTTTTTCACTGCAATTTATGAGTTTGGACCCTACAACTCTCGAAAACTCGCAAAGTGGATCTACTTCAGCCGACTTAGGAGAAGTGGATATTTTCAACCCACAAAAGCAAGACATCGTGGAGGCAATGCCAACTCAAGACGACACACCTCCTTCACAAGAAGAAGAGGACAGTCTTGATACTTCTGAGAAATCAGAGCCAAGTACCTCCAACGATGAGAGGAAACGAGAAGAAGTCTACAAGAAAATCCTAATCGACGAACTCGAGGAAAGATTTGCTATGTTTGCTTCACACCAAATCACAGCTGATCAACTTAAAGCTTGGATTGATAAACGTGGTCTCCATGAGACAGCGGACAGATCAAAACGAGTGAAAGAAGATTATCGTGATTTTATGAAATCGTTTGCTCAAACTTCTCCTGCTACGGCAAAGACTGAGACACCTGAAGATTTCGACTCTGTTCTCGATCAAAAACTTGACGCAAAGATTCAAGAAAGAATCCAGAAACAAGAAGAATTCAAACGGGATGAGACAGCGAAGCTTTACGCACAAGAATTCAAGTTCCAAGATAAGGAATACGAATCACTTGTGAAGAATGCTGCCGCACTCCAGTCTACTAATCCTACGTGGTCTTATACAGATTCACTTCAAGCTGCGCACAGAGTATTACGTCCCACAAGACAGAATATTCCATTGCCTCCCGGTGTGAACGCTCCTCATCTTCAGAACACTGATGAGAAGGTAGATTTAAGCCAACAAGGGTTTAGTATTAACATAATGCCAAACTAGCAGTCATCGTTGTGATCTACAGAGAAGATATATTTATCTCTCGTAATCACTTCGTAATATGGCTAAGTATATTCAAATAGTGGGAACACCAGAAGGGTCAACTCAGTTTGCCTCTATGGCTCCTAATTTTCCTGTAAAAGCAGGTGCTGTTTCATCTATTCTTAATGGGTATCTTGTTATTCAAGACGGCAGTAATGCTGGTTATTTCGCTGCTGCTCCTGATGCTACTAATACAGACAGCTTCATTTTTGGTGTAGCAAACGCTCCTTCTACTGATACAGTAGCTGCTGATGGTGTGGTAAACGTATACCGAGGTACACGTATTCTTGCACGTATGTTTGCAAAAACTGCTGGTTCTCTTGTTTCTACTATGGTGGGAAGCAAGTTCATCTTGGATGTAACTAGTGGAAATTATACATTTGACCAGGGAACTACAACGAAAGGATTCATCCATCTTCTTGAGATTTTGGATGCAGTCACTGGTGAATGTCTCGTTGAAATCTACACATCCTAATCGATGTTCTTTTTAATTTCTCAACTCTAAAAAACAATGGGTGCAATTGGTAATAATAATCTACTACAGCTTGACAAAAGACTAAAACAGGCGTTCCAAGCTGGCGCAATGGACTATAAACCAGTCTATGACAAAGTATTCAATATATCTACTCCTGAGCGTAAAGATGAACTCTTTACTATCGTGAAGATGGACAACGCAGCTACAGAGGTTTCAGACGGTGCAGCATATCCTGAAAGCTCAATCGTGGAACTTGGTTCTAATACAGTTTCACAGAAGATTTTTAAGTCAGCTATTCCAATCTCTGACTTCTCAGAAGCGTTTGACAATTACGGAGCAATCGTCCGTGCAGCAAACAGAAAAGCATACCAGTTTATGTATGCAATCGATCAGTTGTGTGTGGCATTCTTTAACAATCCAACACTAACAACTGCTCCATACGGTATTACTATCGGTACAACGTTGACTTCTCTTATCTCTAACACACAGCCAATCGGTGATACGGGGCTTACGTTTGATAACCGAATCACGGGTGCTTTGGATAAGGTGACATTGAATGATATGTACACAGGTATGATCACAATGCCATCACATGAAAACGTGATTGGTGGATACAGACCTGATCGTCTCGTAGTTCCGGCTCGAGAAGCTATGAACGCATGGCAGATCACTGAGTCTCCAATGGAACCAGAATCAGCAAACAACAACAGAAACTTCTCCAATACTCTTGGACTTACTTCTATTGTATGGCCACTTCTTACAGAGACTGGATCTGTGACAACAGCAACAGCGTGTTATCTTCTTGCTCCTAAGGGAGAGAATGGAGCACGTGGGCCTCAGCTTCTTATTAAGAAAAATCCGTATGTAAAGCGTGTTCTCAACACAGATACAGGAAACCAAGTTTACCAGGTAGATATGATGCTTAATGCAGGTATCGTTGACTGGCAAGCGATCATGGGTTGCGGAACGTACTAATTGAATGTGTTCTTCTTGGCTCTCACTAAAAGAACCATTATATTTTTTCACACACATATATCATGTCTCGTATCATCCTTAAAGGAAGAACAGGTCTCCAATCAGTTTCAGATACTACTAATGTTGCAACTACAGTAGTGAGTGCTGCGGGTGCAGTTACTCCAACAACATTCACACCTCCTGCGGCATCTATTACGCTTGCGTCCCTTGCTTCAGGTATTACACCTTCTCACGTAATTAAATACGCAGCAAAAGTCACTACAGTAGGAGGTGCTGCGGCAGAAGCGTTCACAGTAACGGGCGCAGTAGCTGCAACAGATCTTGCTTTTGTACAAATTGTAGATAATGGAACATCTAATGTTACTGTTTTGCAGGCGGTTGTGACAAACAACACGTTAACAGTTACGTTTAGTGCAAATCCAGGTAATGACACAATCATTAACTATCAAATTATACGTGCTGCGGCATAGTTTTATTTCTTAACTTCATAAAGCTATGTTTAGGCCAATTGATTTTACAAAAGATTCGTTTCTCGCTGACTATTCAGGAGTTACTACAATCTATTTTGGTTTCTATACGGTAGATCAGCCTCTCACTTCGGGAGGTGTGGTAGACCCTGCAAAAGCTCAGTTTCTTATTGTACGTCAGATAGTAGACGGTTCAGGAAATACGACGTCATTCAAATGGGCTTCTAATGCGTACAATCAGATCTGGAACGATCGTGCGACCTTAACCTACAAGTAATTATGGCTGATAAATTTAACCCATTTACTGGGAAATTAGACCTTGTGAACACGGCTGCGGCAGGTACTGTTATTGGCCCTGGTTCCAGTACAAATAATGCTATTGCAAAATGGAATGGAACCACAGGAACGCTATTGTCAAACACTGGCG